GCAAGCAAACAATATTTGGTTTGGTATTCGAGTGTTGCTGTCAAATGTCCATTCGCCAGTTGTGCCGTCTACGCCCGTGTATAAATATTGTGGGCAATTTAAAACGGTGAACGTGCCGTTAAACGGTGCGCCAAGCGAGCCAACAACCACGCTGTCGCCAACCTGTATATCGGTTGGCTCGAGCGTGGAAATGCACGCGTAGTTGCTTAATAGTTGTTTGCTGGCTGTCGCGTATGTTGCCATGAGCGGTTGCCCCGCCCTTGCTTAAGCCTGTGTGATCTTGCGGATCATTCCAGAGATTGCAGCAAATGTCGACACGTAACCGTGAAATGACATTGTGCGACCGAGTGTCGCTGGTACTTCGACGCTCATCAAGCCACGAATTTGTTCGTAGAACTCGTATGCGTCGCCTGTGCCTTGACCAACTCGAGTGATGACCATTGTTTTTGCAGCAAAGTTGCTGTCAACTACAAGTTCAAGACCAAGTGGGTTGCCGTTCCATGAAACTGCGTTTTGTGAACCAAGCGCGTTTTGACCTGACAAACCGTTTGCAATAAACGGAAATACTGGTCGGCCTGTGGTGTCTGCAAGTTTGCCAAGTTGAGCCCAAACGTCAACCGATACAAACATGTGTGTTGGCATCCAGTTGCGGTTTGTTGAGATGTCGCTTGCAGCGTCGTAAACGCTGGTCAACAAGTCGGCAAGTGTGCCATCCCAAACACCTGACGATGTTGCTGCAGCCAACAAGTTGTCTGCACAAAGATTGTCTGACGCAAGCATATATTCGCCCATTAAATCGTTCAAAATTTGTTGCATTGCTGGCGGTGACGTGAAGTCGATATCTTGCACCGATAATGTGACCTGACCTGCAAGCGTTGTTTTTGTGACGCTGTTTGAAGCGATGACCATTGTGGTTGCTGACGCTGCAGCCAATTCGCTTTGCGACGCAACACTTGTGTGTGTTGTGATCGTTGGTCGAATAAATGTTTTTGATTGTCCACCGTCAGGGTATGCGCGTGCGCCAACTGCTTGAACTGCTGGTCGCAAGAAATTGATGTCTTGCACAAGTGGCCCAAGTACTGGTACTGGCAACAGACCCGGTGTGTCGGTTGTGATTACGTCACCAGCGGCTGCCTGCAATGCGGTGCGCTGAGTTTTTGCAAACTCTTGCACGGCTGCGTTCATGTTTTTGAAAGTGTCGCCACCAATGTGATATGCGGCCATAAATTCGCCGGCTGACGGCAATTTGAATTCTTTTTTAGGTTGCGCCCACAATTTTTCTACGGTTGCGGTCGCTGCTTCGACTACTGGTGTTTCTGTTGCTTCGCTCATGGTTTTGTCTCCTGTTGTTTCTTGATCTGATATTAACTCTATTGTTGGCTCGGTTTGGTGGATACCCTCAACGGTTGCCGTGTCGGGTGCGCTGGCCGCAACGTCGGTGATGACCGCGCCGCTAAACGCGCCTTCGCTGACGAGCGACAATTCTGACCAGTTGGCGGCCTCGACAATCATTGTGCCGTCGTCGTCAAAACGAAATTTTGTTGGTGTTACACCGACCGATACTGCGTCAATTACGCCGTCATTTGCCAATGTCAACGCCTCGTCGCCTAAGCGTGTGGCGCTGATTTTGGCAGTAAACATCATGCCTTGTGGGGTGTCTACGCGCTCAACAACTTTGCCAACGATTTGGTTGCTGTCGTGTTGCATATAAAGTTTCGGGTCGCGCCCCGTGACTGGCAACGACCCTTGCAAAAACCGTACTTTTGTGCCGTCTAAAACTGTGGCTGTTTCGTCATAGGTGACGGCTACGCCTGAGATTGAGCGCGACGGCAAACCCTCTGCCGCCGCTGCGTCAACCGTGATCTGTGAAGGGGTCAATTTGATCATGTTGGTGATACTACTCCGTTTTCATTTTCTGTTGGTGTTTCTCGCTGGTCGCCCATTGAGTATTCGCCTGTCAAATAATCCTCGACATCAAACTCAACGTATGTGCCGTTAGGCAAAATACTGTTTTGGCTTAATGTGCCAGTTATGCAATCTGCGTAAGCACGCACACCAAACGACCATAAGTCCATGCGGCTTTCGGCGCTCGACTGATATGAATATGACCCGACTGATATGCCAGCCAAGTATGGCGGTATGTTGCATAGGCGTGCCATTTCCATTGCTTGAAATTCTGCGCTGTCGATCAGCAACATTTTGTCAGGGCTTGTTTGTGTTTCGGTGTACGAAACGTATTCGTTTAATGCGGCAGTCTGATTGGTTTCACGCGCTGCATTAAACGCGGCCGCAAGATCGGCTAATTCTTGAGCGCTCAACGGCTCGCCACCAGTTTGTCGCAAAATACCAGCCGGTATCGCGCTGCTCGAATTGCGGTAGCGTGCCGCCTCAAGTTTTAACGCTGTTGCGACCGCCTGTTCAGACATATAAACAATGCCCTGTATCGGTGACAAAAATTGTACGACGTTTGTCGGGTCTAGTTCGCCGCCTTGAAATGTGATTTGTTTTGACGGCGCAAACCACACGGGGCCAGCCTGATCAAGTGTTTGCACCATTGCTGCCGGTAGTCGAGTGTATGAAGCCGGGTAGCCGTCGGCGGTGCGACTTGTTATATACCAAAATGCACGACCATAAAAAAACAGATCGTCAAATGTCCACGACAAAATAAAATTGTTTGGCACGGTCGGGTCGATACGTCGCAACCATGTGCGTGGCGCTAACGGTACTTTTTCCATTTCGTTGCCGTTCCAAATTTCTGTATACATTTTCAAATTCATGCAACCGATAACGCTCGCCATGAGATCGCGTGCGCGACTGATTGTTGGCACGCTCATTGCACGATTGCGTGCCGTACCCTCGACATATGAATAGTAAGTGCCGATGAGTGCAGCGCCCGTGTTGTTTGTGTTCGGGCTCATATACAGACCGCCAGCGGCAGCCGCTTTAGTTGGTTGCGGTGAGATCGCTGCTTTGTTGACGGTGCGGTTAAAAATGCCCATGCGCTAAGTATGCCACCAAACTAAATGACCGTTGTGTATAGGCGACCGCCAAGCGTCAACCGAGAAAGTAAGAACTCAACGGCCGCCCGTCAAAATACTAGCCACCAGCAACAACGATCATCGGTTTACCTGTCGCTGTGGGTCGACTGGCTAGCGCCGCCGACCAAACCAAACATCGAGCCAACTCGATCGGGCCGGGTGAGCGTTGCGACGACAACGCAATACTGTTTTGTGACCGTACCGCGACGGCGCGTTGCACGTGTTCAGCCAACATTTGTTCGCCTGTATGCCAAAGTAATTTTTCGTGGATCATTGACTTTATGCGTGGCGTGAATTTAAGTATTTCGCCGTAGCCGACAACTGCCCTGCGACGCTCGAGTGCTAGTGGCCAATGAATATCGATTGACGGGCTGATAGCAAATTTGACCGTTGTGTTTTTTGCTAGGCGCTCGACGTGTTGCAACATTTCGTCGTAAGTGTCGCAAACAAACTCGACGGTGACAACGGTTCGTCTGTCGTCTAAAACGATTGCGCGTGTGGCAAAATATCGGTCGTCGGTCAGGCTGGTTTCTATGGCAACCGTGCCGCCGTCGGGCATAGGGTCGGTGTATTCCAACTCGGGCCACAAGCCGGGTGCAATCCATGATTTATCTGACGCGACCCATAGGTTGCATGACGCGCGCAAAAACGACGCACGGTCAGGGTTTTCGCTTTCGGCTTCAATAGTTTTTAGCGTCAAAGTTTTACCGAGCGCCGGGTTTGCATACGCCCAAGCCTGTGGGGTCATTGGCGACAAATCAGGCGGCGGTGACCACTCAGCAAAATAAAGCGACGACGGCTCGCCGCGATCTATCGACCGCAACCCTTGTTCACGCCAACGCTGCATAGCGGTTGACGCTTCTGTGCCAGCCGTTGACCAAGCACTAAGCAACGGTGATCGACGCGCGCGTTGCGCTGGCAATAAACCGCCGTCAATAACTGTCGACCCGATATCCCAAATTTCGTCAGCAACAATCAGGTCGCATGACATACCGTGACCGACGCTCGAGTTAGCGGCGCGAATAAACCACTTTGTACCGTCGGGCATAGTTACCTGATTGCGACCGTATGACCGCATAAGTTTTGCGCCGAACCGCAATTCAAGTAAGTCGGCGAGTTTGTCGTACAACATGACCGCCAAATCAAGCCGGTGGGCAGTCGATAGCACGGTTTGCGGCACGCCACGATGTTTAGGCATTTCTGTAAGCCACCAACCAACAAGCGCCGTTAACGCAACCGTTTTACCGTTCTGTCGAGCAGTTGAAACCATAGACATACGGTGCAAAAAATCAGAATGGTCATCGAACAACAACTGACCGTCAAGCACACGCTGTTGCCACGCCATTAACTCAATACCCAAATGCTGTAAAGCCCAGCCCCCCACCTCAGCCCCAAACGACCCAACCGCCTCAGGCCACACCGTCTCTAATCTCGGCTGATCACGGCCAGTTACCGCCAGTTCAGGCTGGTCAAGGTCATCTGAGA